CTGAGCCAGGCAATCATGCGAACAGTCCTTTGAAGAATGGTGTCCACTTCCACTCCCAGAGATGACTGAAGTCGAAGTCTTTAGCAAACTCCACTGAGGCTTTGTTTGTGCCACGCTCTGCGTGATAAGCCTCCTCCAGTGAGGCAACAATCTTGTTGACTGAAGGTATGGAGAAGAACGATGACTGAGCTTCATCCCAGAACGGTTGTCCGTCCACCTTCCAGCTTTCCTCTGACACTAGGTCTTTAGATGCGGCGAAGTTGCTTGTGATAACGCGAGTTCCACACGCCTGAGCTTCCACCGTTGGAATACCGAATCCCTCGCCGTAAGAAGTGCTGAGTAGAACATCCATTGCACTATAGAAGGCTGCCATAGCTGAGTCTGGGTATCCAGTGCGGAGCATGTCACGATCTGGTAGAACAACTGCTGATTTGTCTAGCCCGATGGACCTTAGAAGTATTGGCAAGTCGAATCCACCATAAACACGCGCTGGCTCGCTGTGAATGTAGATTTGCGAGTTCGGGTATTTCTTACGGAAGATAGCAAAGGCTAGCAGGTTCTCTGCATAAGCTTTGCGATGGATTTGTCCATTGGCTTTGTTAGCTGCCACCATACCGACTAGAAAAGTATCTTCTGGGACGCCCATGAACTCTCTAGTTGGCACTCCCTGTATTGTCGGGGTCGGTTTGTAAATCTTTGTGTCTATACCGTGCGGAATGTAGATTGACTGAATTCCCACCGAATCTAGCTGCTGCTGTCCATGCGGTGACATTGCAATTGCAGTTACATTCTCACGCTTTAGGAATTCGATTACTTTTGGTGGCGGAGTGGTGTGGTCTAGCGGAACCCAAGAAACTATTGGGTCATCAAACTTCATGTCGTTATAGACCCATACATCATAGAGAGTCAGTAAGACTGTTTTTCTATCTTTATTTTTGTTGGCAAAGTCTTTATACCAAGCCTCCATCACATCTGTTGAATACAGCGTGAATCCGCGTGGGTAGTGTGGGACCTTTTCTCCAGCAATGTCTAAAGTCGAATGTGCGCCCTCTAGTCCATAGTTTGACAGGGCAGCAAACTTCATCCCTGCCCGAATTGCGTGTTCTGCAAGCAGCTTGCCTTGATTACCATAGCCAGTAGGCATACCTGGGCTGTTTGAGGCAAGTGCAATAGCGCCGTTGATTCTAGGTTGTTTTGACATAACTTCACCATAGCAAAAAGAAACCCCCGCAGCAACCTAGATCTGCGGGGGTTTCAGCTATTTCAGCGGATACTAGCTAGCAGCACCGATGAAGTATTTGATGTGGCTTGCGTGAGTCAAGTCACCGTCAACGCGCATCATTACACGGAACACTGTGGTGTCGGTGTTGAATGCGTAGTCGGTTGAAGTGGCTACCTGAACTCCACCAGCAACGCGGACCTTGTATGAAGGCCAGTGTCCGAATAGGACCGACTTTGCGCCAGTGCCTACTGCGGCGATGCCTGGGTTCTCCACAACTGGGTAGCCAGCGAAGTTGTCTGGCTGTCCGACATTTACCTGGTAGAGGTAGTTGCCTGCGGTGTCCTTGAGCTTACGCATTGCACCGATAGCTGGGCCTGCTGCCATGTAAGCAACACCTGGGAGTCTGCGAGCAGCTCCGTCAAGTGAATACTGAAGGTCAATCAGGTTGTCAGCGGTGAATGCACCAGCAACGCCAGTGCCACCAGTAATACCAGAACCAGCAGCGGTTACAACACCGTTTGGCTTGTTTGTTCCGTCACCAGTGGTTAGAGCTGCGTTGACAGCGAATCCAAGGCCGTTACCAGCCTGCTCTGCAAGGTGAGCAGAGATGTTGAATCCAGCGTCAGTGATTAGCTCGTTAGCTACTGGGATGAGCAGACCATACTTGTAAGCGCCAAGAGTGATGGAGCTGTAGGTTGGCTCAGACTCGTCAATAGCAGAACCAGCAGCCTTGAGGGTTGCGGTGCTGTATGCGGTCAGGGTTGGGATAGTGATGTCCTCACCAGAAGTGGTGTTGATTCTCTGTCCGACATCTAGCATTGGGCCAACTAGACGAGCAACATCGAATACCTCGTCATAGAAAGACTTTGGCACGGTGTTGGTTGAAGGAACAAGAGTTCTTTCTTCTCTGGTGAAGGTGTGAGAGCTGCGGGTTGCAGCAATCTGGCGTAGAACATCAGAAGCCGAACGCTCTGAAGTCTCTGGTAGAGCAAAGCCCTTAGCGGCTACGGAAGCCTCTAGTGCGCGCTCCTCGTTGCGCTTTGCAACGGCGATTGCATTGTCAGCACGAGCGATGTCGGCCTCAATGCGGTCAATCTTCTCTAGTTCAGCAGCGTCTAGACCGCGACCTTCCTTCTCAGCACCCTCGATAACATCGCGGATCTGCTCGGTAAGGTTTGCGCGAGTCTCCTGCTGAGCCTTGATGAACTCAGACATTAGTCTCCTTATTTGATTTAGATGATTTACAGTCGCGCTGACGCAAACTGAACACGGCAGAGCTGACTCACATCCGATAAGTAAATTTTACAACTGAATTCCATAATCAAAAGAAAACCCCCAGAGGAAAGGACACTCTGGGGGAACTCGCTTGGTCAGCGGTCAGGGGCTACCGCTTTTCGTCAGCCTTCAATACGCGAGTTTCTTTCGTTGGCTCATAGGAGGCGGCTTCAGCCTTAGCTGGAGCATCTAAGCCAACAACTGCTTCAGCCATGGCGTCTGCCAACTGAAAAACTGGTCCCGTCTCTGGGTTTCCAGCAACCTTGAGGATTGCTGCTTTGATTTGTTCTTTGCTTGCCATTTAGATTCCTGTCAGTAGTTTGAGTTTCATTTTCTTGAGGGCAAGCTTCTCCATGTCACCTTCAGGCTGTGATTCATCCTTGACGGTGTAGGAGCTGATTGCCTGGTTCAGAAGGCGGCCTTCCTCCTCGGAAAGCTCCTTGCCTTCTTCCAGCTTGACCATCGCATCTGCTAGAGCATCGGCATCTACCTGCGCTCTTTCAGCTACCTTGTCAAGTCCGCGGACTGAGGTTGTGCCTGCCGTGCTTGAATAAGCAGGGAAAGCAACGATTGAAACTTCGTGAAGTCTGACCGAACGGAGAGTGCGTTCTGATCCGTCTTGGGACCATTCGTCTCCTCCTGCTGGCACACTAAATCCAAAGCTCATGGAATCTACATCGCCACGGCGTAGTAGCTCGGAAGCATCGCGTCCAGCGGTTGTGTTTGGAAGCTGAGCAATAACCTTGAGTCCACGGGTGTCTTCGTAAAGCTTTAGAGTTCCAGCACGGGTTGAACCGAGAACTGTTCCGCTGTCGTGGTTCCAGAGCAGCTTGATGTCATTACGGGCCTCAATGGAGCGCTTGAATGCCCCTGGAGCGATACGCTCAATGAAAGGTAGTGGTTCTGACGGCTCATTGAATACTGCTGCATAACCTTCAAAGGTCATGTAGTCGCCATCTTCGCGCACTTCAAACTCAATTGGAGTTACGCGCATTTCTATCTTCGACAATGCTTTGCCTTTCGCTCGGCCTTCGTTTTCTTCTTCAATTCTAGCAACGACACCTTCTGCATGAGAGAGTGCGCGTTGTGCTGCTCGCTTGGATGGACCTGAACCCCACAGTAAATGTGCAACTACACCAGGGCTAGGATAATCAGGCGAATCAGGTCTTGCGGCGGGACTATCCAAATCAGGAAGGTGACGAGCAATCCAAGCCCGAATCCTAACCCACTTGTCAGCAGTGACATTGCCCGCTGCCATGGCTCGCGCTTCGCGAATCGTCCTGTCAACCAGTCCATCTCCACCGAATCCTTGTTCGTAGTATTCAAGGCCCCTGCGAGCGGCTGCTCTCATGTAAGCGGGCGGTTCTAGGTTGACTTGTCTGTATTCTGTTTCTGGGATGGAATTTTCTTCCATGTCATCATCTTCAGGCTCATCTTCTGGTTCTGGAAGTGGAGCTATCTGAGTAAGCGTTGAAAACTTGTGTCCGACATAAACATCGGTGTCTCTCCAACCACCGTTGTATTCCTCATAGACCTGAATAAGCGCGGCTGGGTCTGCGGGTGTTCCTACGACTGTGACCGAACTGTCTGGCACATTGATGCGCCCATCTTCGACAATCTCTTTGATTTCTCCTCTTGCTCGTCCACCTGACGAGTTCCAAGAAACATAGTCGCCAATCTTTAGCGTTCCAGGCATGGCCCGTTCTCCGCCTGGCTCCATGTCCTCGGCTAGAGATAGCGCGACCATCTGGTCAATTGCATCTTGCTTGGATCCGTGGCAACCCATTACTTCGCCATCGGACTTTTCGACTGCCCAACCTGAGCAATCTGGGTTCTTATCTGAAATGTAGTATGGCATTAGATCTTCTGCCTCATCCAACTGATTATGTGACCAGTCTTATTGCTTACCGCGTAGAGCTGCTCCAGCGGCTCAAGGTCGAATTGATAGCTTTGTTCTTTTAGTAGAAGCAAACCATTTGAAATAGTTACATTCTCATTGCCAAGATAAACATTTGTCGCATTGTCATTGTTGTGAATAGTCATGCGAACTGGATTATTGTGAACGCCATCTATTGCAGTAGCGGCAGTTCCCACCGAAGTCCAACCATTAGTAATCATTACTGTCCCTCTGGTTGTAGCTGGACCGAATCCTTACCAGTGTGGTTGATGTCTGGAAGCTCAAGCTTTGCCATTACATCCGCTGGGTCGAAGCCAACCTGAATCAATCTCTGAGCCATGTCAACCTTGGCGGACATTGCAGATAGGTCCGCAGCATCCACGTTGACATTTGCAAGTGGAACGCGCACTGTCTCTGCCGATGGGTCGTCAATTGGCTCTAGGTCCTCAAAGCGGCGAATGTCGTTGATCTTGTAGTAACCAGACTGAAGTCCGCGAGCGTATGCTTCAGTTCTGGCGTTTACATCTGCGCGTAGCAGTCCGTCAATTGTGAACTTGATAAATGCAGCTTCTTTGCCAGTTTCCTGAGCAAGCAGCGAAGTCATCGCGCCTTCAATCTTCTGAGCGATTGGACGAAGCGTGTGAGTTACGAAAGCAATGTTGTTTTGTTCAACTGATGCGTAAGTGTTTGTGCCTGGAAGTCCAAGTAGGTG